CTTTTCTATACTTCTCAAGTTTTTCTTTATCTTCGTCTGTATGTTCTTGAGCTTCTAATTCAGATAATTGTTTATTTAACTTTTCTCTATACTTCTGTCCAGCTATAATATGACTTTGTTCTTTTTGAATCTCTGTCTGTATTCTACTTATTTCTTGATTAATATCTCTTATTTCTAAAAGTCTTTTATTAATTTCTTGAACTTGTTCTTCTCTTTCTGATAACTTTATACCTATTTCTTCAAGATTTTTTGAAGTATCTGTGCATATATGTTCTTTATGTTCTGTTTCTATATCTTGTTTACAAGTAGGACATTCATCATTATTTTCATAGAACTTTAATTCTTTAAGAAACTTCTTCCTATCCGCTTCAAATTGTCTTTCATCACTTAATGTTTGTTGAAGTTTTTCTCTAACATCATCTTCATCAGATTTAAGTTCGTTTTGTTGTTCTAACATTCTACTAAAGATATCAATACTACCTTCATAAATTGCTTCTTGTTCATCAGATTTTTCTATATCATCTTTTAACTTAGTCATTTGACCTTCACGATTTTCTTCTAATCGTTTCATAGTGGCTTCTTGACTTTGAATTTTACTTTCACCAATCTTTAAATTTGTTTTAATCTCATTCAATTCATGTCTTAAAGCAGCATATCTTGATTTAAGAACATCATTCATTACTGAAAAGATTTGTATATCAAGTATATCTTCAATAATGTTTCTTCTCTCAATAGTAACTAACTGCATGAAAGGAGTAAATGACGAACTTCCTAAGACAACAACTTGAGTAAATGTCTTATAGTTCAGTTTAAGTATTTGTTGTTCTAATATAGCTTGATAATCTCTTACATTTGCATCTTGATGGATTAAACTTCCATTCAAGTATATCTCAAACTTATTAGGTTTAATACTACGCATTACTTTATATTGTTTTCTACCAATTGAAAACTCAACTTCAACTACAGTCTTTTTCTTATTAATAGAATTAATTAATGCTGTCTTTGGAATCTTTCTGAAAGCTTTACCGAATAATCCAAATGTTAATGCATCAAGCACTGTTGACTTACCTGAGCCATTAGCTCCTATAATAAGTGTTGTGGGTTTCTTATCTAGAATTATCTCTGTAAAAGCATCACCAGTAGATAAGAAATTCTTGAATCTTACCTTATGAAACTTTATCATAACCTAATTTAATATATTTCTCTTGTAATTCTATTGCACTATCTAAATTCATAATACTACTATTTGATGTAGCTGATGGTCCAGATATAAATGCATCTGTAACTGTTACAGTATCGTTTTCATTTATTCTAAATGTTAAGGTGTGTCCTTCGCATGTATAAACACCGTTATAAACAATGCCATGTTTATTTCCTGTCATAATATTTCTCACTTAATAGGCGTTACTTTTGGGTCTGGTGGTGTTATTATAGTTTTAAACACTTCTTGATACTGATTAAGTAATTTTTGTTCAGGATTTCCTGTCCAAATTATCTGTTCAGAATTAAGTGTAATGTTTCCTTCTATAATCATATCGTAAGGGTGTAAACTAACTTGTCCACCTGTTTCGTTTGGAACAACATGAATGAATAACGGATTTGTTAATTCATAACTAACTTCATCATATTCACTAATTAATTGTTCACCTGTAGCTAATTGTATTATTTTTATCATACTAAAATATCTAAACTTTCTGTATATAATGATCTCATTAATCCATCAAGTTTTTCTTTATCTCCATCTATATTTAAACTATCAATGTGTTTTGTTAAAATTGTTAAAGTATCTTCGGCTTCTCCTACTAATTCATCTTCGTTAAGAACATCTAGATTACTATGATCTTCTACAACTTTTAAATCTGCGGGACTAGCTTTAATAATTTCTTCAATGAACACATCAAACCAGTAAGGTTCATTTTTATTTACTACAATTACTTTAATAAATGCATCTTTTAAATGACTAAAATTTTTCTTCTTAATTGTCATAAGAGTTTCTTTTGAATCATCATAAAATATTTTATGAAACATCTTTAAAGGATTGTGTATAGGTTCTATTTCTCGCGTTTCCGTATCCAATATATGAAAATGTTTTTCGTCGCCGAAATCATTCCATGTAAATTCCATTTGTGCACCTAAAAATCTAATGTTTCCTAATTCTGATTTATGATGATAATGACCTGAATAGACTTGTTCGAATCTCTTAAACCAACTAGCGGGTGTTCCTCCACCTTGATAATGACCAGGATTCATCATAGCTCCATTTATTTCTCCATGACACATAACAATATCAGCTGTACATATTCCTAAGAATTCTTCAACATCTTCATAGTTTTCTGAATTAATCCAAGGTAATAAACATATATCTAAACCATCATAATTCTTTACTAATGGGTCTTTATATACATTGATATTATCAAAATCAAGTAAGTAATCTGGACTATTTAATTCATTTGTTGATTTAAAATAGATATCGTGATTACCTACAATTAAATCCATTGTTATATTTTTATCAAGCATAGGTTTGACAAAATGTTCATAATTCTTATGTAATGAATAGAAGTTTACATCACGCCTACGATCAAAGTAATCGCCTAGATGTATTATAGTATTGATATTATGTTTGTCTAAGTAAGGAAAAAAGATTTCAGAATAAAATCTTCCTTGGTATTCTGCGAACATTTGATTGTTATTCCTGACACCACAATGCGTGTCATTGAGAATCGCTATTTTCATTTATTTTTCTTCTCCATGTCCTTTCATAAAGTAAGGATATGCATGTTCTCCCGCTTCCCACATATCTGAACCACCAACTTCTTCTTGTTCTCCTACTCTTATACCTACAGTCTTATCTAATATTAACCATAGTATATATGAACTAGTAAACACAAAAGTAAAAATTGATAGTGTTCCTATAATCTGTTCTAAGAAACTTGCGTCTGTATTTAATATGGGAACTAACATAAGTCCTAAAATCCCTGCAATACCATGTACACTAATTGCACCCACAGGATCATCTATACCTAATCTTTCAATATAACTCATTGAAAATGGAATTAATAAACCACCTAGAGCTCCGTATATAATTGCAATCTCTGGAGAAGGTGTTAATGGGTCTGCAGTAATTACTACTAGACCTGCTAATGCACCATTTGTTGTTGCGTTAAGAGCTGTTTTTCCTAACCACAATTTACTAAAAATCATTGATGCTATTAGACCTGAAGCTGCTGCAGTATTAGTATTTACAAATATCTTTGCAACAGCGTTAGCGTTCTCTACTCCATCAATGGCTAATTGAGAACCACCATTAAATCCAAACCAACCCATCCATAGTATAAGTGTTCCTAACGCTACTTGTGCTGAATTAGAACCATGTATTGGTTTTGGTGTTCCGTCTTTTAAGTATTTGCCTCTACGCGGACCAAGTATTAATACTCCAGCTAAAGCAGCTGAAGCGCCAGCCATGTGAACAATTCCTGATCCAGCAAAATCAAAAAATCCTCTTTCACTTAACCAGCCACCACCCCAACTCCATGCACCCTGTATTGGGTATATAAGTGTTGTGAATAATGCTGCAAACAATAAGAATGTCCATAGTTTCTTTCTTTCTGCAACTGCGCCTGATACAACCGACATTGCAGTAGCTACAAATACAACTTGAAAAAAGAAATCGGCGTATATAGAATGTGTATCTATATCACCCCAATTATACATAATAGTATAACCTAATAATAAAAATCCGATTGACGCGACGCTATATAAAGCGACATTTTTGAGTAATATCTCAATTACATTTTTACTTCTTACCGAACCAGCCTCTAGCATAGTAAAGCCAGCGGCCATCCACATAACTAGGACTCCTGATAATAAAAAGTAAAGTGTGTTTAATGAATAAGAAATATCCATGTTTTCTCCATAATATAAGTTTTAATTTAAGTTTTTTTCTTTGAGCCGCGTGGTTTGTAATTGATTGGATTCATATTTTCTTGTAAAAAATCAATATACTGATTGCTCATACCCGGCTCAGGAGCATGGCCATCCATTGTATCGAATGTATCAAACAAGAATCCAGCTTGTTCTATACTTTTTTGTTTAATTGCAGCCTGTTTTTTCTCTTTATGTATTCTTCTTAAAAAAGCAAAATAGATAATTTGTGTTACATACGCGAATGCATTTTGTGATTTTTCTTCATTAAAATTGTTGATATACTGTAAACAGTTCTCTATACCATCACATATCATTTCATCTCTATATGAATAATTAATGAAATTTGGCTTAGTAGAAAGTCTAGTAGCAATCTTGTAAATACATTCTCCGATATATTCTGTTACTCTAGGTTTTTCTTCACCAGCTTCTAAAGCTTTAGCACATGCTTTATTGTGTTTGATTATTGCGGCTGTAAACTCTTTATTATTTACATAATGTACTGAATTTTTAGTTTGTCTTTTTTGTCTAGCCATATATACTATTATAGTCGCAAACGCTTATTTGTCAAGGTTTTTTTAACTCCAACTCTCTCCACAACCACAAGTTGTCTTAACATCAGGGTTTCGTATTTTAAAAGTTGAAGCAAATGTAGATTCTTCATAATCAATCTCACAATTTTGAAGATATTCTAAACTAATTGCATCAACATGAACTTTAACACCATCTTCTTCAATAACTGTATCATCTGGAAAAGTATCTTCTAAAGGAACTAAACCAAATTTATACTGAAAACCAGCACAACCACCACCCTCGACGCCAATTCTAATGACTTCTTCTGGAGTTATAAACTCTTGTAATTTTTTTACAGCTTTTTTTGTTAAATTTATCATTTTTTTGTTGACCGATTAGCATTTCGGTGTTAAAATAAATATGTAGTATTGGGAAAGAAAAGAATATATATTAATGTAGAGTATCATCAGGTCCTGGACCTTCATCATTCCCTAGATATTTCTGTTCTTCAAATTCATCTAATACTTCATCTAATTCATCACGAAAACTAACATCTCCCTGTTCAAATCTTCTTTTCATAATTTGTTCCATCATCTGCTGAGATTCTTCATAAACTTGTCGGCTTGATTTAATATCAATTTTATCATTATCTCTTATGTTTAGCCAAGCTGTACAAGCTTCATCATAAAAATCTATAAACTTATCATTAATACTTGTTCTAAAAAGAACCGAAGCTTTTTCAATTCTTATACTATCTTCTGTTGTGAATGGAATATAAGGACCTAAATTTACTAGAACACCGCCAGTTAAGGCTGGTTGTAAAGTGATATTCATAGGGAAATGAAGTTCTAAATCACCATTTGATTCTCTAACCATTGCAAATACTTCTTTTCCATCTTTAAACTTTACGAATTCGTATTTTGTGTTATCGTCTATGTATGGCATTTAGGGATCCTTACTGAATGAATTTCATAATTAAAATTCTCCTTACTGTATATATTTATTCTTTCCGAGAAGTGGTTTAGCGTATAATTTAGATTTTTTTTCCAAGAAAGATCATCAGCTATATCATATAAGACAACATTTTCCTTATCATCAGTTTTTCTCAATCCCCTACCTATTGATTGTAAATTTCGTATTCTACTCTTACTT